AAAACCTGGCGACGATGATTTTTATGATGTGAAAGACTTTAATGACAACGCAGACATAATCGATGTAACTAAAGGTGGTGAACGAATAGATAATGAATAAAGATACTTCGACTTTCGGAACGTATTGATTTAACGCAGGACGAGGGGGCTTGTTCCTCCTCACCCCTGATATTATCAAGAGGTGATATTATGGAGCAAGCCGCACAGAACGCGACTAACTCAGACTTAATTAGCAGGGCAGCTGAATTAGCAAAATACAGTGACAGCACAATTATAATTCTATTGGTGGTAATAGTTATTTTGATTTTAGCTCTTATACCAGTAATGAAAACAACGGCTTCTATAAACCAGGACAAAAAGAAATATGAACTTGACCGAGAAAATACAATCATTCGAGTGGTGCAAGACAATACAGAAGTAATCGCCTCCTTAAAGACACTAATCGAAACAGACCAGAGATTCTGTGCTGATTGTAAGAATGACCAGATGCATAATTTTAGAAAAATATTTGATAACCAGGAAACCGTTAATGTAAGACTAGCTGAAATATCCGCATGTCTAAAAAGAGAAGGTAATGAAGATGAAAGAAAGACTGGCTAAACTTATTGACGTGAAGACAATCACTACATTCGCGATAGTGGGCACCGTCTGCTATCTGGGTATAGTAGGTAAGATTTCTCCGGAGAATATGTTTCAACTAGCACTAATCATCATAGGCTTCTACTATGGGACTCAGAAGGAAAAGAAATCGGGGGTGTAGTAATGTCATTCACAAATCGTGGTCTTGTTGCTCATGTTAAGAAAGCCCTGAATGAAAAATGGGGATATGTCTATGGAACTATTGGACAAATCCTCACTCCTGCTATTCTTGACTATAAAGCAAAGCAATATCCTGGTAATGTAACGAAATACCTTGATTTTATTAAATCAAACTGGATGGGAAGACGAACAGCAGATTGTGTCGGCTTGATAAAGTCATATATATGGTGGAATGGTGGAAACATAAAATATTCCCCCGACACCGACGTCAGTGCAAACGGTATGAGAAATAAGGCGACTGAAAAGGGACTAATATCAACTATACCTGAACTTCCCGGAGTATGCGTTTGGAAAAATGGGCATATCGGTGTATATATTGGCAACGGTTGGGTTATCGAGTCCAGAGGCACTAAGCAGGGGGTTATATTATCCCCTCTTAAAGGTACAGGCTCAGCAGGATGGACGGAATGGCTTAAATGTCCATTTATTACATACGAAGAAATCACAGGGTTAATGAGAGGAGATAAGGGAGATGATGTTAAATCACTTCAAACCAATCTTAATTCTATTGGATACTCCCTTGTAGTAGACGGAAGTTTCGGGAGTGCTACTGAAGGTGCGTTAATGGACTTCCAACTCAAAAACCAAATCATCCCAACTGGTATAGCAGATAGTTCAACAATAGATGCAATAAACAAGAAACTTCAGGTTTCAAGACAACTCACCTGGCAGGAGATAATTGACAAAGTCGGTGCAGCTCCTGATTGGAAACAGGCTATAAATACGGCAGTTAGTATGGCGAATGCTGATGGGTCTCTTGGTGAAATTGAGATACTCAGATTCCTGCCAGAATTGATTGTCAAAATTTATTATAGCAAATAATCTCAACCTCCCCCTACACTTTGAAAAGTTCGTATGCTGAAATATGCTACGAACTTTTCTTAATTTCTGAATAAATTATTATAAGAAAGTCTTTACAACCGAGTGAATATGTAGTACAATATAAATATAAAAAGTGTGACAAGTATAATCCATCACACAAGGGAGGTTATCAAATTGATTACCATCGAGATAAAGGCAGCAACAAATCTCAACGGAGATAATTCGTTATATGTAACTTTTCCATATGATTTGGAACTTATTAGCGTCGTAAAGCGTAGCCCGTTCCGTCATTATGATCCTGCAACAAAGACATGGGAACTTCCTGAGAAGCAACTTCCAAAGATCTTGGAAGGTTTCGGAAACAGGCCCATCACAATAAAAGCGAACATTGACACAACAGAGTCAAAAGTTATTGAATTACCGGAAGGGTTTAACTTCAAGACAAAGCCTTTCAGCCATCAGTTAGAAGGATTAGAGTATGGGCTGAATAACGGACGTTTCTTACTCGGAGATGAACAAGGTCTAGGGAAGACTAAGCAGGTAATAGATATCGCAGTTGCGAGAAAGCTCATATATGGATATAAGCATTGCTTGATTATAACGGGCGTAAATGGTTTGAAGTGGAACTGGCGGAAAGAAGTTGCAACTCATAGCAACGAGAAAGCTTGGATACTTGGAACCAGGTATAATAGTAAAGGCAAGGAGTATGTTGGAAGCAACCTAGACAAGCTGGAAGACTTAAACCATCTACCCGACTCATACTTTTTGATTACCAATGTTGAAAGTCTTCGTCACGAGGGTATCTGTAATAAGATACAAGAACTCTGCAAGAAGGGTGTAATTGGAATCGTTGCTATCGATGAGATTCATAAATGTAAGAATCCGTCATCACAGCAAGGCAAAGCAATCTTGAAAATTCAGCCAAAGGACCGCATAGCGATGACTGGAACTCCTTTAATGAACACTCCGCTGGATTTATACATCGTCCTCAAGTGGCTCGGATACGAGAAGCACTCTTTTTATCAGTTCAAGAAGCACTTCTGTATCATGGGTGGATATGGTGGATACGAGGTTATCGGATATAAGAACTTATCTGAACTTCGAGAGCAGGTAGACACTATAATGCTTAGAAGGCTCAAGAAAGATGTTCTTGATTTACCTGACAAGATATATACGACTGATTATGTTGAAATGAGTCCTGCTCAGGAAAAGATATACAACGATGTGCTTGATGAGATTCGCGATAACATTGACAAGATTAAGCTGTCGAATAACCCTTTAGCACAGCTCATCAGACTTCGTCAGGCAACTGGGTTCACTGGGATCTTGTCATCATCAATCAAAGAGTCAGCAAAACTCGACAGGCTTGAAGAATTGGTAGAAGAAATCACAGCATCTGGAAGAAAGGTAATCGTGTTCTCGAATTGGACTGATGTTACTAAACCTGCTTATGAAAGGTTGAAGAGATACAACCCTGCGTATATAACTGGTGAAACCGTAAATCGCGTCGAGGAGGAGAATAGATTTCAGAATGACCCTAGATGCAAGGTAATCATTGGTACGATTGGTGCTATGGGTACTGGATTAACGCTTACTGCTGCCGATACTGTCATATTCCTTGATGAGCCTTGGAACAGGGCACTCAAAGAACAAGCAGAAGACAGAGCACATCGTATTGGAACTGCCAGCAATGTCAATATAATCACGCTTGTATGTCAGGGAACAATAGATGAAAAGATTTCACAACTCATTCAGAAGAAAGGGGCGATGGCAGACATGCTCGTAGACGGTAAAGTACCAGAGCAAAATAAATCGGAACTTATTGATTGGTTGATAAGCTAAGGAGGTCATTAAATGAAAAAGAACAGAAAGACACGAATCGCAATGATTGACATAGCATTGCTGTTAGGAATTCTCATGCTGATATTCCTGAAATGCTCAGGTAATTCAGCAGCTGTGTCATCTGAAACCGAAATACCTATTCCAATGAGATCTGAGGTTCCTGGTGTATCCATTGTGTCTCAGGAACAACCTTCAGAAGTCAACGAGATGTCCTTACCTTCAAGATCAGCGGAAATTATCGAAGAGGAAATCACAGATTTCTATCCACTGTCAGAGGAGGAGAGGGAGTTGATACTTCGAGTAGTAGCTGCTGAAAGCAGGGGAGAGTCACTAGAGGGTCAGATGGCGGTATGTCAAGTCATACTTGACAGATGTATTGAGTGGAACAAGCGTCCTATCGAAGTTTTGACAGCTGAACATCAATTTGCAAAACCTTATAAAGGTGACTTGAGTGAGTATCCATCAATAGAAAAAGCTGTATCCGCTGTTTTTACTGACGGTGAACGTATATTCGAAGATACTGCATTGTTTTTCTTTAACCCAGCCACGGCAAATCCAGCAGCGGTAAGTCAACTTCGTGAATACAACTTTTTAGCAACAATAGGTAATCATGAATTTAGAGGGAAGGAGCTGATAAAATGATAAACGGAAGGCTGACTGTAAACGATGTAGCACGCGAGTTAAAAATCTCACCAACTACTATTCACCGATGGTATCTGTGGTGGGATAGCGCTCTTGAAAAGCCTGAAGGATTATATCTGCCGCCATACGAAAGAACCGACGGCAGAAAGATAAAGACCTTCGATCCTAAAGATATTGAACACTTCAAAAGATTTCAAAAGAATCTACCACGTGGCGCTATGGCAGAGTTCAATGCCACTTATGTATGGGGTAAAAGAGGTCAGAGCGCTCTTGACAAAAAAGGCATATCGAAAGCTGAAGTGAAAAAAATTATACGGGATGCCAGAAAGGACATCTGACTTTACAGATACACGGATTCTTCTATATATTATGTATCAAGGTAAGGGAGGGATTCGCATTGAATAAGGTAAAAAGTAGAGCTTCAGAACTTCTTACACTTATTCCGGAATTCTACGCTAATAAGACTCAAGCTGACGTGTTTAGCAAAAAGGCTTCCACTCTGAACGGGCAGATAAAAGAGATAATGACATCAGAAGATATTACATCATTCACTGCTGGGGACTTAAAAGCAAGCTGTTCTACGTCCCTCAGGGAGTCATTCAATGAAGAAAAGCTGCTCGAGAAGCTCAAGAAACTCAAAATAAGGGGTATTATAAAGAAGCGTGAATACGTTGACATGGAAGCATTAGAATCCGCAATCTATCATGGTAGGTTGGATGCCGCAACCTTGAGTGATTGTAGGGAAGTATCTTACGTGACTACACTTAGAGTCACTCGGGTAAAAAAGAATGCCAAAGAAGAGTAAAGGGACTACTTACACTCGAAAAGCAGTAACAACCGAAATCAAAGCAGAGTCCGGCATATCTGTTGAGATTCAGGGAAAATGGTATAGGTTCTTATACAGTGAAACTCGTATACTACCAGAAGGTGCTAACGAGGTTGAAGAACGTCGCATGCTATGGGATGACGTTCACGAGGAGGTTGACAAACAGGTTCAAGAAATATTTGATATCTTGAGAGGAAACTCCCGATAAATTTATTATCTGATTACTTTACATAGATAAGCACTTCTCTATACTATATATTGGAGAGGTGTTTATTTATGATTACATCATTATTATCGTCACAGAATTACTGCGTATACAATTCAGAAATCGCGAAACGCTTAAGCCCGCTCTGTGCTATAATATTAGGTGAATTGTGTAGTGAGTATGAGTACTGGAGGAAGTCTAATCAGTTGACTGAAGACGGCTTCTTTTTTAGTACGCAACAAAACCTATATGAACGCACTGGGATAAAGGAGTATCAGCAGCGCCAGACTATAAAGGAGCTTAAAGAAGCAGGATTGATCGAGGTTGACCGAAGAGGGATGCCCGCGAAGAACTATTTTAAGATAAATGAGTCTGCCCTGGTAGAGCTATTGAGCGATGGCAGTTCCGTAAAAACTAAAGAACAAGATCTTAAAGAACCACGCGACATGTCCCTTAAAAACCACGCTCAAAGTATACATAATAATAATACAGAAAATAAGATAAATAGTGTCTCTTCCGAAAAAGGTGCATTATTTTCAGCAAAACCTGTTATAAAAGCAAAAAAACAGAGAAGTGCTGCAGCCTTGTTTGGAATAATAAATGTATTTACCGAGGATGAAAAACTTCGAGAAAGTTTAAAAAACTACCTTAGCAATTTTAGAATTCCAAAACGAGGAATACCTGCTGAAGGTCAGTGGCAGGAAATGCTAAATGATTTAAAGAGGTATTGTATTAGCATAGAGCAAATGATTCAAAAAGTTAGAGATGCATACATCAATGAATGGATGTCATTTATACCTCCGTGGGAAAAGACTCAGAAGACTAATAAGCCAAGTTTCGATAATACTTACGGCAGAAAGTTACCCAAAGCAATGAAAGATTATACCGAGGAAGAACGTAGAAAACGTCTAGCAGTTAATCCGGACGGAAGTCTAAAAACATACTGAAAAGGTTTACAGATTCGTGAGATATCATATATATTTATCATAATAGAAAACTTGAAAGGGGAAACACTCATGAAAAAAGTCACCTTAGAAAAAATTCAGGAACGTCTAGTCGAATTACTCCAGCCAGGGATTGAAAATGCTAAAAGCAAGGAATATCTGGCATCAGCAATCGGATGTAGTATTGGACAGGTTAGAAAGGCTATCAAAGAACTTAGAAAAAGTTACCCGATATGCTCATGTATAAAGCCTGGCGGATATTGGTTAGCGACAACCGCTGATGAAGTGCAAGAGTTCGCTATGTTGCTTCTACAGCACATTGAGGGTTATGAACGCACCTATAATCGCATGAGATCCCATCTAGAGAATATGAGGTGAAATCGTGCCATACGAATATCAGTTTCGGAGAGAGCTATGTTGGTATATTCAGGTATGTAACAAGGCACGAACGGATGAATGTTATCCTGGTTGCATACGGTATATGGAGATGGATTACCTGATGCAGACAAGCGGTATTCCTCGAAATAAGCAGTATGCAATCAAGTTAACTCCGAGCGTAGAGGATGTTCATTCGTTTGAGTTCTTGCAGTCAATAAAGGAAGATATCGTGAACTTCGTACGTAATGGCGAAAGCCTTTACCTATATTCAGAAAATTTCGGAAATGGTAAAACTTCATGGGCGTTGAAGTTACTTCAGAAATACTTTGATGAAGTCTGGTGTGGTAACGGGTTCAAAAGTAGAGGAGTATTCATTCACGTTCCGACATTCTTGACGAAGATAAGAGAAGGCATAAGCAAGAAAGACGTGGAGTTTGAGGAACTGAAGGAACGACTTCTTTATGTTGACTTGGTGGTATGGGATGATATAGCAGCCACTCGGCTAACAGACTTCGACCACTCAAACCTTCTTACCTACATAGACACTCGGAAGTTGAAAGGCCTGTCGAATATCTACACAGGTAACCTGAATGAGCAGCAGATGGTTGAAGCATTGGGTAACAGGCTGAAAAGTAGGGTTTGGAATGACTCTGTGATCGTTCAACTTCTGGGAGAGGACAGGAGGGGTACATAATGGTTGAACTGCAGATACTGAATAAGGTGTTAAAAGAAGGTAATCTGAGTCTTATTGTGTCCAATGGGTTAACCGCAGATTATTTTATAAACTATAAAGAAGAATTCGAGTACATTCTAAATCATTATAACAGGTACGGAAATGTTCCAGACAAGGAAACCTTCTTATCGAAGTTTCAAGACTTCTCACTCATTGACGTCACGGAAAGTGACCGGTACTTGATTGAAACTATCAGTGAAGAATACCTTTATTATAAGTCGGTTCCGGTGGTAAACAAGATAGCTGAACTTCTAAAAACAGATGCTAATTCGGCAGTTGAATATATGTTATCCAAGATACCAGAGTTGACGTCCAGTAGACTTATTGAAGGAGTTGACTTAGTCAAGGACGCTAAGTTACGATTTCAAGCTTATAAAGACAGAAGCACCAAACCTGAAACCTCAGTTATTAGAACAGGCTTTGCTGAACTCGATGAAATATTGTTTGGCTGGGAGATGGGGGAAGAGCTGGTTACCATAGTGGGTAGAACCAATCAAGGTAAGTCTTGGTTATTGCTAGAGTTTCTTAAGTCAGCATGGAAGCAGAATAAAAGGGTTGGATTATACAGCGGCGAGATGTCAGCAAATAAAATTGGTTTCAGATTTGACTCACTGATGAATCATTTCTCGAATACGAATCTGGTCCGCGGTATTGATGAGCCTGAGTATGAAGACTTTATTAACTGGTTATCGTCAAGGGAAAACTCGTTCATAGTTGTAACTCAGAAAGAGCTTGGCGGCAGGGCAACGGTATCAAAAATAAACAGCTTGATTGAAAAGTATGAACTTGATATATTCGGAATAGATCAGTATTCGTTGATGGCTGATGAAAGATGCAGCAAAGGTGACCCGTTAAGACTTCAGCTAGCACATATCACTGAAGATCTATTCAAAACCAGTACTCGATATCGTATTCCGATACTCGGGCTTGTACAGGCGAACAGATCTGGAGCGAAATATAAGGATGAGGAAGGAACGCCAGAACTCGAACACGTCAAGGAGAGTGATGATATTACTCATAACTCTAGCCGAGTGCTGAGCATGCGGCAGACAGGTGCTGGGCTTGAATTATCAATTAAGAAAAATCGAGAAGGTAGAGTCGGAGATACTCTGACATATTTCTGGGATATTGACAGAGGGCAATTCAAGTATATACCGGTTCATGGAGATGCTGTTCATGGTCAGAAGGTTGAACAAGTCAAGAAAGAATTCAAGGACGGAGCTGATGTGTTCTAATGCTTACAGTGAATGGAAATCCGATATTAGCCTCCGAGCTGGACATACTATATGAGCTTAGAGCTCAGCTAGCATTGAACGGGATAGAAAGGTTTTCAACAATAAGAACCGGGGCAGGGTATATTCAATTCAACTGTCCCATTCATAATGACGGTCGAGAGAGGAGGCCTTCTTGTTCGATATCGACAAGAGATAAACCAAACTTTCCGATTGGGGCTATTCATTGTTTCACGTGTGGATACTCGGTTTACCTTGATGAAATGATCAGTCATTGTTTTGGTTATGACGATAATGGTAGGTTTGGTCGCGAGTGGTTAACGAAAAACTTTATGACAGTCTCGGTTGAGAATAGAAAAGATCTTCAGCTTGATATGTCGAGAGATACCCAGGTGAAGAAATTAGAATATGTCAGTGACGAGGAACTGGACTCATACAGGTTTTATCATCCGTATATGTATAAGCGTAAGCTGACGGATGCAGTTATTGAGGAGTACGACATCGGGTATGATGGCAACTTCAAATTGGTAGGGTCTAACGGAAAGATACAGACGTATCGTTGCATAACTTTCCCCGTCAGGAATGTTGAAGGTAAGACATTATTTATAGCAAGGAGAAGCATTGACACGAAGTTCTTTCACTATCCTAGCGGCGTAATCAAACCCCTCTATGGATTATATGAGCTTCCGAAAGACATAGATGAAGTAGTCGTATGTGAGTCGGTGTTCAATACTCTGACTTGTCGAGTGTATGGTGATTATAGCGTATCTTTACTCGGATTGGGGACGGAATTTCAGTATGAACAATTGAAAAAGCTTCCATGCCGGAAATTGAAGTTAGCACTGGACCCCGATAAGGCAGGTCAGAACGCTGCAGACAGGCTATCAAAAGCTTTGAAGGGGTATAAGATTATAACGAGGTTGCGTATTCCTGCCGGCAAAGACGTGAATGACTTGTCCGAAGATGAGTATAAAAATCTGGAAGAATTGTACTGAAACCCCTTTACTTTATCATTCATATGTGGTACAATAATATTGAAGGTAATCATGCCATTTTTTCTTTGATTTTTTTTTACAAAACCACTTTACAAATCACTCAATATGTAGTACAATATAATCGAGGATAAGGATAGTTCAGAAAACTTCAGAAGGAGGAACGAAAAATGAAGATGAAGGTTAATGAAATGGTACAGACCAACTTCAGAAAGGAGGAAAAACTCATGTTCAAACTCAAGATTAAAGTCGGCGATAGGTGGTACATCAGTTTAAACGATTACGAGTCTCGACAGCAAGCCGAGGCACGAGTCAACAGGTTGATAGAAGTAGGAGTACTACCAAGGAACATTAAGATTGTCCCAGCAGACCAGATTTTCAAATAATCATCAATGAGAATTCTTGTAGGAGGGAATTTATTATGTCAACGAAGGAAATTCAGAGCATTAAAAAGGGAATGATACTCAAGTCCAAGAGGGATGGAGCAAAGTCGAAGGTTGTCAAAGTAGAAGATGATTGTATCACAATACTCTATGAGGATGGCAGAGAAAAGATGCTGACCAAGAATACTGTCAAAAGATGGTGGGAGATAACTGACGAGGAATTCGTACTTCGCACAGAGGCAGATACATCCGAGCAGGCAGTTGCGTCTCCTGCTGATGACACAGCAAGTGAAAAGTCAGATGTGGAACCCCCGAAGGTCGAGCAGAAACCTTCAAATACCGTGGCAGGAGCAGGACCGGAATTGTATGAGGAACTCAAGAAGTACGCACTTGAACTTGGATGTGCAATCATTGAGAGTGAAAAGTCCAGATATCGTGCATTTAGACTTGGAAAGAGGAACATCGCAGACTTGGCAGTTGCAAAGAAGCATGTTGCTATCAATGTCAATTCAAAATCGTTGACTAAGAGTCAGATGGCCAGATGTAGGAGGTTGCCGGATAAGTACAGGCTGGTTCTGGACACTCAGTTCGTTATCAATTCTCACGAAGATCTGGCGTTCGCATACGAGCTTATGGATGCAGGAAAAGCATTCAGGACCGGTTCATCAGCGACTGATAAGAAATAAATAAAACCTAAAGAAAACCACCAGAACCCGAGCAGTTTTTTATGGTTTTATATTAATTAACAAAGGGAGTTGAAATTACAGATGTTCAATACACTTAAGAATCTTAGACCCCTTATTGACGATACTGACAGACTACTCACACTTGAAGAAATCTCAGCAAAGTACAAGATGACTCTCAGCCCTGCACTCTTAGCAGCAGCTTACGAAAAAATAGTTCAACTCGCATATGTTGTATCTCGTCCATTCTTTGGATTATCGGAAGAAGACGTAGCAAGTTTCGCATTAGAGAAGTTGGATGTATGCTTACTCACGTACCGTGAAGGAGAAGGTAGGTTTGCAACCTACTTCTCTTCTGTTCTTTATAACCAATTACGCGCAGAGACAGAAGCGTTAAATACGCATAAGAGACGTATCATATTCAATTCGCAGAGTTACGACGGGATGCTTGAGAACGGTTATGACGTTATTCATGAAGATGAGTCATTGTTTGAAATTATTCAAGTTCTTGAATCTCTCAATCTAACTCAGTCTGAAATGAAGTACTGCATGGCAATACTTCAAGAAAGTCACATACTTCGCGACTCCGAGATAGCTGAACAACTGAATATGACTAGAGCCGGGGTAGGATATATCCGAAAAAGTTTGAAGAAAAAATTAAGCCTAACTTTACAATTTGTTTAATTCCTCTATATATTATGTGAAGGAGGAGGTACTATATGATTCGTAGACTATTACAGAAACTGTCTATCACATTCTTCAGGTGGGTCCATAACCTGAACAGGTGAGCTTCAGAGAAGCTAACTATAAACTATCAAACTTTGAAAGGAGATATCAGTTATGCCTAGAATCAGCCCTAATGAAACTGACAATTATGGTAGCGGGGGTAGTGATTTCTTTAGCCTCCCAAACGACAAGGATACCGCCAGAGTTCGTTATATGTATGAGAGCTTCGACGATATCGATACTTTCGCCGTTCACGAGATTGAGCTCAACGGAAAGAAGAGGTACATAAACTGCCTCAGAACTTACCAGGACCCTATCGACATGTGTCCGCTGTGTGCTGCCGGCTATCCGGTAATCGTCAAAATGTTCATTCAGCTTTTTGACGTGGATGAGGAAAGAATCAAAGTATGGGACAGAGGTCGTACTTGGAAAAAGGTCATGGAAGGTTTGTGCAACAGATATAATCCTCTGGTGTCTACCATCTTTGAGGTAGAACGCTCCGGTAAGAAAGGCGATCCGAGTACCACCTATCAAAATTATCCACTCCAAACAGATGACACAACTCTGGATGATCTGCCAGAGAAGCCTGAGTTACTTGGCGGTTTGGTGCTTGACAAGACTGCTGAGGATATTGAAGTAT